TTGAAAATACGACAGGGTAACCAGCTACGACACAGTTAACGGACAAACGGCATGGTTAAAGGGCAACGACAGCGAAGGTGGTGCATGAACGCCGATATTGATTTGCATTTTACATAATATACAGAATTTCGGATTGAAATTTCAATAATTTCAATAACTTGCGCTATCTGAAAGGGTAGGGCATGGGGTTCGACGCAGCCGACGCAATTCGGCAACCACAACATACGCCACAGGCTGGCTCAACGCACGAGATTCTGATTTCAGGCGGATCGCCGCCGGCTCCAGATCCTTTCGTGCCGGCCGACCTCGACCTGCGCGCGCTGCAGTATATGCCCTTGTTCGGGGCGCATCTATTCGGCTCGACGTTCAATGCGCTGGCCACGGATAGCGAATGGCGGGCCGGCATGACTCTATGGTGGGCTGCCTGGACGCAGGTTCCGGCGGGATCATTGCCGGCTGATGATGCCTCTTTAACGCGCCTCGCTGACTTCGGGCGCGATGTGAAGCGTTTTCGGAAACTCAAAACGCGGGCACTTCACGGATTTGTTTTGTGCTCGGACGGGAGGCTATATCACCCATATCTGTGCGAGCAGGCGCTCGTCGCCCTCGACAGGCGCATCAAGGAACGAGTGAAAAAGGCGAGGTGGCGGGAACTTAAACGCAAAGAGCAAGCACCACCCAATGACATTTGTCCCGACGATGTCCACGTGGACAATGATGGGACAAGCGAGGGTGGTGACGGTTCTGTCCCCTCTAACGGTACGGTACGAGACGGTACGGTACGGGAGAATAAAAAGCATAGTTCTAACAATGCACACGCACATACAAGCCTCGATCCCAGTGTGGTCGCTGATGCAGAGCGCGCGTGCGCGTTGATGCAGAAAGCAGGATGCAGAACAGTCAATGCGAGCCATCAGAATCTGATCGATGCAATCAAGGAGGGGATTACGCCGGAGACGCTGGAAGCCACAGCGATCGAGGCGGTTAAAAAGCAGGGCATCGAGAATCCGTTCGCTTGGTCGATCCAAACCGCGAGAAGTCGTCGCAATAACGGCAGCGGTTCTGCATCTCCACAACAACCTGCACCAGTACGCAACTTCTTCAAGCGGAACCCGCGGCAGACAGAGGAACAGAAAAACGAATCCCTGGCCAAGGGATTAGGCGCGATCTTCGCTTCATTGGGCATCGGTGGAGGATCGAAGTGATGCCTTTCGCCCGCTCTTTCCACACGGCTGCGTGCCATTTCGCAGTTCTGCCCTTCGGGCACTACCCAAGAAAGATGGCGTCAGGACGCGGTTTACCCGCTGGGCTCACGGCTTGGGACGGTGTGCCTAGTGAAAGGACAACGAACGCCGAAATTGCTTTGCGCCGAAAGAGGCAACGCGTTGAACCGCAAAGGCTTTCCCGTTCGGTTGGGGTCGGGACGGAACGGAGGGCAGGTACCCCCCTATCGAAACCAACCCGATCAGGCGCTCCCTCCCAAAGCTGGTTGCGCCTCGAAAAATGGGAGGGGGTGCGGGGGAGGGTGCTGACATGACGCGCAAATTGCCGACGCCGCCGCCGGTCGGGAAACGGCCGCCATCTCCGCCGCCCCCTCCGCGCCCCTTGCGCCCTGCGGGTGGCTTGCCATTCGGACATCCGGATCATCCGTGGCGCGCGACGACGGAGCATTGCAGCAAGGCCGGAAAGATCGCGCGGAAAAAATCACCGTGGGGCCGCGGCCCGATGGTGAACACCGCTCGAGCGCAAGCAGTGCATGTTGAGTTCGCGGCAAAGCGCGGTGGTTTGGTATGAGCAGCCAAACGCAGCGTGACGCGATTCTGGCGCTTCCCCGTCTCGGCGCAGTGATGCGCGCGAATGAACGCCGCGCGTCGCTTGTGGCCGCGCCTGAATGGCTAGCGGAAATATGGCGTTGGGTGTTTTGGCTGTCGGCGTCGCGCGGACTGGCGATAGGCACGATGGCCTCATATGCGGCATCAGTCGGCGGCTTCGCCGATTGGGTGATGGAGCGGGATCTCGACTATACCGATCTGCCGCTTGATTCGATCGACGAATGGCAGCGCGATCTGTATTTCCGTCGTCGCAATGGTGCAGGCAGTCGCGCGTGCGCACTCGTCGCCATGCGTAGCTTCTACGACTGGCGCTGCACACGCGGTCTTGGGCGCAACTGCGTCGACGGCGTTCGTTCACCAAAGATTCCGAAACGAACACCACGAAAATATACAAAGCAACAATTGCAGCAATTGTTTGTCGCGGCAAGGAAGGGCGTTACACAACTGGTATCGCAACGCGATGAAGCATTGCTTGCGTTGCTCTGGGTAACAGGCATGCGTCGGTTGGAAATAGCGACACTACGAATCGATCAGATCGAGCTGGATGAACGCATCGCGATTCTTCGCATTGATGGGAAGGGTGCAAAAGAGCGCGAAGTCGCAATCGAGGGTCCAGCTGTTCGCTTATTGCGCGACTGGCTCGCCACGCGCGGCAAGTTGGACAACATCAGAACCGATTGTGTCTTCGTCACCGTGCGTCGCAACTGGTGGGGGATGCAGATGCGAGAAAAAACTATTGAATCTGTAGTGCGATCCATCGCCAAACGCGCCGGGCTTGGTGATTGGGGTGTGCATCGCTTTCGCGTCACATTCGCGACGCAACTGTACGACGATGGATACGACATCGAGCGAATTCGCATTTTGCTCGGCCACGAAAATATCGAGACGACGCGCAAATACATCGCGGTGTCGGATCGTCAGCGTCGCTTTCGTTTGAAAGCCTTTCGTCAACATGAGGTGCTCGGAACGGCGCCGGAAGGAATGCCGAGATGGGCGAAGAAAATGGGAGAAAGAGAAAATGGCTAAGTATACTTTTACGGAATTGCTTGCGCTGGCTGATCGACTTCAAAAGGCAGGTGCAGATCAGAAATCGTCTGATTTCACCCCCAGCATGGGTGATGTACGAATGGCGCTCGTTGTGATCCGCGAACTCGCTGCGCTCATGCAAGCGGCGGGAAAGGGTGTGACGGATAAGGTTGTTGAACGCGCGTTGGAAATTTTTGCGGAAATCGTCGCGCGCAAACCGTGGTCGGCATATCCGGATAGCGAAAAGGTCATCGGGCGACGGAATATGCGCGCGTTGCTCGAAGCCGTCGCGCCGATGCTTGTTGCGCCGGGTGAATCGTCCATAAAACTTGGGTCATGGTTATCTGCCGCATTGGACGATCCGAACTCTTGTGCTGAATTCAAAGCAGACATTCAGGCGTGGTTTGATGCTGGCTCACCTTCTTACACTGCGCAGCCCGAGCCATCCGTGCCGGTATCGAAGCTGAGGGAGTTGGTAAAAGCAATGCGCGCGCGTGGGTCGAATTTGTCTGCAAGCAATCTTCAATTTTTGATCGAAGCCTCGGAGGAGCAGGCATGAGCGAGTACACATTGCAGGAAGTGCGCGAGTTTCTCTTCTATGGGAAGTCCGAGGCGCATGGTAAAGCCGCGATACGGACGATCGATGCCGCAATCGCCAACGAAGTCAAGCTGCATGCGCGTATCGCGAAATATCGCGCACGGCTCGAAGTTGATCATATATGGGTTGGAACGGAAGTTCCGGGCCAATTGCAGCGAGTCGAGTGTGAGGATGATGCGAAATACGATGGCATCGCTTGCCGCGACGAAACAATCAAACAGCTTGAAGCAAGAGTGGCCGAGTTGCGTACCGCTATCGATATCTTGCAGGCGCAGTTCGATGAAAGTGCTTCGCTTGGCGAGCAGGCTATTGCGCGCATCGCCGAACTTGAAGCCGGAAACACGGCCGTCGATCGCATAGTCAAATACCGCATTCCAATCTACGAGGTTGACTTCGGCGACGACGGGAAGGTGCGGTACGTGATGGTGAGAGACTTCAATCGCATAACGACGGAACTGGAAGCGCAAATCAAGCTTCACTCCGCTGACACCATTTCGCTAACGAACGAACTCAACGAATGGCGTGATCGTGCGAACGCTGCGGAAGCCGCTGGCGCGCAGGGTGTGCCCCAAGGTTGGATAGTTGTGCCTGATATCGGTGCGCTTGTCTCTGCGGACCATCCACAGACCTGCCTGAATCCAGATAAGCAGTTTGAGGTCTACCAAGTTCAATGCGACGGTACAGGATGGTTTGTGCGCGGCGAAAATACGTGCTGGTTCGGATTGAAGTTGATCACCGCCGCCCCTTCCGCGCCAGCGGTTTTCGAGAACAAGGGCGATAGCGAGGCGAACTTCATCGCGGATGCGGAGCGGTTGAACTGTCCGTCGTGTGGTGGCAGCGGTCACGTCGATGATGTCACTTCCGCGCCATCGCGCGAATGCGAATGGAGCGAAGTTGGGGAAATGTGGGAAACGACTTGCGGCCATGCATTTGTGTTGAACGATGGCACGCCGAGCGAGAACGAAATGCGATTTTGCTGTTACTGCGGCGGTGAGCTTGCTGCCCCTGTCGCCGAGAACGCAGCGAAGGAGGAGAAGTGATGTGCGACTACCAAGGCTATGAATTCGGCGCTGGCTCGTATCCCGATTCGATTTGCATCGACGGCCGCCTGCACGACGCAGACGATGCCGCCGGCGATGGACAAGTCTACCTGCAAGAGGAAGACATTCCTTGTCCAATGTGTCGGCCCGATGATGCCATCGAATGGTGGTTCGAGCGCAATGCGTTTTCCTGGGACGATGACGAAGACGAGAACGACGAAGAAGGGCACAACAGGCGTGCACGCGAGGCAGCGATCAGTCTCGTGACGGATATCCGTCGTAATCGTGGCGTCGAAACGCCGGCGAGCGCAGCGGCAGAACGGAAGGAGGGCTTCTGATGTGCGGTTGCAATGAAAATTTGGATGCAAAGCTGAAAGAACACAACGGGCGAATCGCGTTAGCTATTCTCATGCCGGTGTCTGGCAGCAATAAATTTCGCGCCCGTGTGCTTGTTCAGACAGAAAAATTGGACAAAGGTAAACGCAAACCCGTTCCGAATGTCATAGCCACTTATTGCCCGTTCTGCGGGGAGAAGGCGGCATGACTTGTTCTGACCTTCACGCGCGAACGGTTGATGCGCTTCGTCACATGAGAGTTTGCGCGATATGCGCAGAAGACTGGAATGACTGCGAGGCAGGTCGCGAGGCGTTGGACATCCTCGCCGAGCATGACGCTGCTGCTCAGGAGGCGACCATCACCGTGCAATACGACCTCTCTCCAGCGCAGATCGAAGGCGCTATCCGCGACAAATTGATCACGCTCGGGTGGACTCCACCGGGCACCGATCCGATGCCAGTGAGCCAGCCCATCCTTGGTCGAAACCTTGCGCGCGTCGTTATGCAAAGCGATCTGTACAACAAACTGGATGACGCTGAGCGTGCCGAATGTGATCGGCTCGCGCTGCTCGACGACGACATGTGCCCAAACTGCATTAGCCCTTGGAAGTGCAATGGCCCTCACATAGGCGCGCGTCCGGCGCACGGTTACGAGGAAGCGAGCCAGCTTCCCGGCGGGGATGATGCGCGCGATGCGGCGAGGTGGCGATTCGTGGAAACCCGCATCAGCCACGACGAAATCGACGCGATCGTTACAGGGCGCGCGGATATTGGCTATCGGCCAGGACCACGAATTGATGCTGCCATCGCCGCCGCAGCTAAGAGCGATACCGCTGTCATGCATGTTCAGGTATAGCCATGAGCGCCACATTCTCTCCCTGCCGAAACTACCGCTACCTGCTATCGCGCAGACTCTGCGACCCTGAATCAAACAACATCTCACATTGCGTCTTCATCGGGCTCAACCCGAGCACCGCGGATGAAACGGTCGATGATCCGACGATTCGGCGCTGCATGGGGTTTGCGCGATCGTGGGGCTTTGGTTGGCTCGTCATGCTGAACCTATTCGCTTTCCGGTCGACTGATCCGCGCGCGTTGAAAACGGCACACGATCCCGTCGGTCAAGACAACGATGCGTTCCTGCGAACTTATACGAAGAATGCGGGCATCATCATTGCGGCCTGGGCGCGCACGGAAAACTCCACGGAAGAGAAGCGGAGGTGCGGGCGATGATTCCAAACCTTCATTATCTGCGGCTGACGCGCGCCGGAGCGCCTGGGCATCCGCTATACCTGCCGGCGAATCTCTCGCCGCAACGTTGGGAGGGATGACCGTGGGCGCGTCGACAACTACCAAGCCTGTCACGTCTGCAGATATTTGCGTGGCACTGCGCTTGCGCTTCCCGCCGAATTCACATGCGCTGATGTTTGAGGTCGCACCATCTACAGGCGGCGGTACGCGCTACGCTGATGCTGTTGCGGTTGGGTTATGGGCAAGCCATGGGCACCTTGTGCAGGGTATCGAGATCAAGGTGAGCCGCGCGGATTTTCTCAACGAAATGAAACATCCAGAAAAGTCTGAACCAGTGATGCGCTATTGCGGTCGTTGGTGGCTTGCGTGCCCGAAGGGAATGATAGAGCCAAAAGAATTGCCGCCAACATGGGGCATGCTTGAACTGCACGCCGATGGGACGCTTCGACCAAAGGTGAAGGCCCCAATTCTTTCCGCCGTTCCAGTAACCCTTAATTTTTTCGCATCTCTCTGTCGCCGCCGGGCTGGTTGCGATGAAGAGATGACAGAACTTGTCATTGAGAAGCGCGTCAAAGAGCTTCGCGAAGAGGACAAGCGTCGATTGGTGGCAGAAATCAACGGCGAGAAATCGCGAATTGCGAGGGATGTAGAGCATGCCGCGCAACAGTACGAGGCAATAAAAGCGGAAACGGGCATTGATCTGACGCATTACAAAACGGGGGATGAGGTAATCGACGCGATAAACGCTTATCGAGCGGTGAACGGAGATTGGCGAAGTAATTTAGTGAATCTTCGAACTTCTCTCGAAAGAAGTATCAGGGCACTGGATGATTCCGGATTTTCACCAAAGGGGAAGACTTGCGCGGATGGAGGAATGTCCAATGCATGAATTTTCCTCCCGTGGTGAACCGGTGACGGACTTCGAGCGCGATCTCGTTGCGCGGTGCGCGATGGAGTTTCCGGAGTCGATGTCTGATCTCTGGGTTGTAATTGCTAGGCGCATCGGTGTGGAGGCGCTTGTTGTAGTGCTAGATGAGATTGGCCGGGAGAAGATCCACGTTCCCAGTCGCGAGCAGTTCTTTGCTGCGCTGTATCGACCGGTGCGCGATCGACAGGTTTGCGAGCTAGCCATGCACGCGTCACTACGCGAGGTCGGCGAGCGCTTTGGGTTATCGCAGCAGGCGGTGAACAAGATTGTGCGCAAGGCATCCGCGGACGACGGGCAACGGGCAAATATGGTAAGAGCGCGCCCATGAATGAATCAGAAAAGCCCACGAAGCGGAAGTACACGATGAGCGATGCTGCGATTGAGCAGCGTCGGGCGAATGCACCGGTTGCGAACGAAGCGAGTCGAGATCTGTCGACGGGGCCGACTACTGAAGACGGCAAAGCAGCGATTTCGCGCAACGCATGGAAGCATGGACGCTATAGCGCTGTGAACCGAGCGGTATTCGGCATCGGCGCGACGAGCATGGCGAAGTTGTTCGGCAAGCCGTGCCTGACGACCTGCCCATTTCATCCCGACAATCCGCAGCGTGAAGAGAAGCCTTGCGGTCTTGTGATCGACGGACTCACGCATGCCGGCGCGAGTTGCCTCGACAAGACTGTCTACGTGCATGCGCTTGATGCGTTGATGCAGGCGATGTCGGAAGGCGAGATGGATGGTATGCATGGAGTGCTAGCCAAAGAGGTCGCGAGCAATCTGCAGGTGATCGATCAGATTCGCCAGGCGATTGCAAAGGACGGCATCTATGTCCCGCAATACGACCACACGAAGGAAGGCGAAGTCATCTGCGACCCCCGCACTGGCGAGCCGATGGTTTTCGATCTGAAGCTCAACCCAGCGGTATTTGCGCTGGCCAAGTTGAATGATTCTCTCGGCATCAACATGGCTGAACTGATGGCAACGCCGCGGGCACGGCAGCGCTTGGCGGATGACGACGCCGCGACGGACGGATTGCAGCGCGCAATCGGCGCAATCTTTGCGCGGGCGGGCAACAAGTTGCCGCCAGCAAAGCGGCCGGCTATCGAGCACGAGGAATGACTATGCGGAAAATTCGAATCGAAGGGGATGGAACGCTTCGCGGAACACGCGTCGTGGATGCCGAGACTGGGAAGCAGCTCGATGCCGTTTCGCGCATTGTCATTGAACCGCTTGATGCAGCCGAATTGGATGGCTGCGGCATTGTCACGGCGACGATCACATTCAAATTTGTCGAGTTGAGACTCGAGGCTGATGCATTGTTCCGCGCAATCGTTCCGCTACTGAGCCAATAGACGCTCGTAATCTCGAACCTCGGAATGATGCGGAGTATACAAATGGAAATGGTTACCTGAAATGCGCAAACGCCTGCCTGATACATCCAATGCCGCGCTGCGCGCGATGGCAGAGCGCGGCGTATTCGCGCCTGACGAGTTCGAGGCGTGGCTCGCATCGCGCGGGTGGGCATGGCAGGGTATGGACCGCGGCGATTACGGCATCAATCTTGAGCAGGCGTTGTTGCTATTCACGTTTGAGGATCCGGTGCGTTGGTGCGAGACGTTCCTGATCGAGCCGCGCACCGGCGATCCTTGGCGATTTTTCGAATATCAGAAGCCAAGCATTCGCGCGTTTTCGCAGAACGTGGTGCACCAAGACGGCGCGGAAGTTGGCAAGACGCGCGAGATCATGTGCCTGGTGATGTGGGGCTCGTGCACGGCGGTCGGGTTTACCGTGCGGCGGCCGTGGTCGCTGATCGGCGCGCCGCAGCAGACGCATCTGGATGAAATTATTCTCGCGGTTGAGGAGCAGGTAGGCGCGCAGGACGACGGCAGCGCTAAAGGTTCGCTACTGTCGCACTTCTGGCTCAAGCCGAAACGCACGCCGCATATGATGCAGCGATTTCTGACGGTGCCACTCGGCGAGAACGAGCGCGCCGGCATCGCCCGCGTGTACTACCGGCCGGCGGGGCACGATGGCGAAGCGTTCCGCGGCGTGCATGTAAACGGCTTCGGCATGATGGACGAGGCGGCGAAGCTCAAACGCGCGGTGCAATGGACGGAGTTCTATCGCGCGATGATGCCAGGTTGTCACTTCCGGGCGTACTCGGTGCCGGACGGTGATCGCAACAGCGGTTTTTACAAGCTCACGCAGGCGGCCGTGCCGGATCTGGCGCCGGACCAAGAAGGCAACCGCCTGTTCCATTGGCCGAAGACGATCATGCCAGCGCCGTTCTGGAGCGAGCAGCGCGACCGAGATTTCGTGCGCTTGTACGGCGGTCGGCAGACGCCTGGCTATGTGCGCAACGTGCTAGGCGATCATGGCGATGCGGAATCGCCGGTGTGGAGCTGGGATTTGGTGCTGCCGAATGTCGTCGACCTGCCGGATTTCCGAATCGTGAAGTTGGCAGCGGACCGTCAACGCGGGCAATTGTCGATCGTCGTAAAGCGCATCGAGTTGCAGTTCATCGCGGGCAAGAAATTCGGCGTCGAGCACTGGTTGACTGATAGTGCGGTCGACTTGGAGCCGTTTATTGGCAAGGATGATGATGCACGCCGAGCTGCGGTGCGCGCGCTACTGCGTGAGACCGTTTCGGGTGCGAGCGCGGGTATCTTCTGGGCCGGAGCGGACTTAGGCGAAAGCAATGATCCGACGGAGATCATCGTTAGCGAGCAGGTCGGGCCGCAGTGGCGCGACGCGTTGCGGCTGATTGTGACCGGCATGCCTTACCACGCGCAGCGCGAGTTGATTTTCTGCCTGCAGGAGCATTTCGGCTGGCTGCCACATTGGGGTGTTGACTTGGGCGCCGCTGGCACGGCCGTAGTGAAAGACCTGCAGAATAGCGATCGCTTCGCTGAAGCGCATTTCGACGAGGTGATGACCGGGTTTCAATTCTCTAACGCCGTCGAATGCATTGACGAGCAGGGCGAAGCACTGCGTGACGCGCGTGATGAAGAGGGAGAGGACATCGTGCGCGCACCGGCAAAGCACTGGGCGACGCAATGCATTTCACAGCGGTTGCAGGCAGTCGGCTATGCGATGGCGTACGACACGGAGGCGCTGAATTGGATGACGAACCACACGGCACGAGAAGGTGCGAAGTGGCCGATCTATGCGAAAACGAACGATCACAATATCGACGCCAGGCGCATGCAGATGCTGCGCAAACTATACGATGATGGAAATTCCCAAATAGACGTTTTTTCGAGCGGTGTGCGCTATCGGAGTGCAGCATGAATACGTGCAAGAACTGTAGTTTTTGGGGCGCCGCCTACCCGGATGCTGATATCCCCAGCAAGCCGCTAGGTGCGCATCGGTGCATGCATCCGAGTTTCGGGGGTGGTTGCCACGATGATTTAGGACACGAGGCCTCCAATTCGGCGAACACATACATGTGCGTGGGAACTGGCCCTGATTTCGGGTGCATTCTTTTCGCCGCCAACACACTGAAGGAAGTACACGCATGAGCATCGCGACCAGCATCAAATCATTTTTCACCGGCGGTCGCACTGCGATGCGTGGTCGCAAGGCCGCCGATTATGGCGGCTCACAGATCGTCCGCGCCGGCATGACGCTCGGACCCTGGGATGCAATGCTGCACACCTTCGTGCCGCAACTCGTCAACCCGTATTTTTACGAAGCCCTACGTCGCGCGATCCCACTGCTCGAGGGTGGTATCAATTGCTTGGTGCGGCTGGATGGCATTGTTCGCTTCGACCGCGACAGTCCAGGCATAGACAAGGGACTTGCAGACGAGTTGACGGCCGCGATGAGTGAGTTGCCGGTCGATGATGGCGAAATTGGGCTGCAGAGTTATTACGAGATCATCGGCAACGAGATCTACGAGCAGGGCTTTGCGATGGCCGAGCGCCTGATGAATCGCCGCCGCCTCGTCGGCATCCGCACGGCGGACTCGAAAGGACTGCTCGCGCGCCGTAATGAGGATGGCGTGATCGAATGGTACTACCGGCCGCCCGCATACGAATTGGCGACACGGCGCAACGGTACGGATTACACCGAAGTCGTCTTGCGCAACAACATCGTCAACGTCACTCCGGGTTATCTCAACCAGTTGAATTACGTCCAACTTGATCCGTCGACGATGGTGTACAACGCCTTCCACCCGGAATCGAACAATCCCTATGGCGTGAGCATCTTGCGTTCGGTCGAATTCGTGTCGCAAATTCTGTTGCGCATGCAGAACGCGACGGGGCACGTATGGGATCGCTTCGGCGATCCATCGTTTCAGGTCAAATACAAGACCAAGAATCGCACCCTCAAGCAACCCGATCTCGATAAACGTGTAGCGAAGATCGCGACCGATCTTGCGAACGTGCTATCGGCGAAGCGTAACGGCAATAGCGCTGATCTCGCACACGCGATCGGCGCCGACGACGACATCAGCATTGAGGTAATCGGCGGCAATGGCAAGGTCATCGACCTCAAGATGCCGGCGAATCACATGGTTGAACAAATCCTCGCGAAATTGCCAATCCCCGGATGGATGATCGGCCTGTCCGAGGCGCAGGCCGGCCGCATGGCTGATCAGCAATCGGAAATGGTGCTGATGGATGCAAAAGTGCGTTTCGAGCGCCGCAAACCCGGCCTGAAAAACATTGTTGCTACGCATTTGCGCGGCGAAGGCGTCACGTGGAAACCGGGTTCCTGGGACGTGGTGCAGGAGCTGCCGAATCTGCGCGACGTGCAGAAGATGGCGCAGGCGCGATTCCTGAATGCGCAGGCGGACATGATGTCGAGCGGCAGCGTCAATTCCGCCGACGACAATCAGCAGATGCAGCAATCGCTGACCGGCATCCCGCCTTCGCTCGGCGGCGATCCGAATCAGGGCAAGACGATCAGAAGTATACAAACGCGCGTAAAAAAAAACGGTAACGTTGTCACCGAACTGATTTTCCGCGAGCCCAAGCATGCGCGATGCGGGCATGCCAAGGGGGCGACCGATGATGCTGAGCCGTGGGCGGAACCTGATCCAGAGCTTCCGATCATCGAGGCGAGCGCGATCGACGGACTGCTCAAATTGTGGGCCGATCTGCAACAGCAGACCGTGCGCGATCTCGGCGTGCTCACGACCGATGCCAGCGGCGCGCTCATATGGCGTTTCGACGCGAGCACGATGCTGTCGAAGTTGATCGCCAACGAGGAAGCATTCATTGCGGCTGCCGGTGCTGTTGATGGCCCGCTGATCGCGGAGGCATTCAAGGCATTCGTGCGCGGACTCGAAAACGCGGCGAGCGAATTCGACGCGGAGGCGGCGATTGATGCCTACCGCGAATCGATTCGCGTCGAAGTGGCGACGCGTGGCATGGAACTGGTGCGCGATGCTGCTGTTCGCGCCTACCGCACGGGCATCGTCGAGCAGTTGGGGCGGGGCGCATACGATGGCGAAAACCCCATGTCCGTCGCAAAAAAACTGGCGAAAGCATTTGACCTGGGGAATTACGACTGGGTTCGCTTGGCGCGCAGCGAAATCGCGCGCGCGCAGAGCGTCGGCAAGCTACGCGAGTACGAAGAACTTGGCGTGAAGCAAGTCAATCTCCTGACAGCTTCGAAAGGAGTATGTCCCATCTGCACGCAGCTCGCTGAAGAGGGGCCTTACGATATTGCGGAAGCCCCCGTGCCGGTCGACGATACACATCCGAACTGCCGGTGCACGATAATCGCCGTCGATCCCACGCCGCCCGCATAAACCGCAGCGGACGACGGTTGTTACCGTCAACCCGTATACAGCGCCCGAACGTTTGATTCGGGCGCAATAGGCGCCCATCGGAAACGAGGGCGCCATGGCTGACGAAGACAAAGAGAAACTCGAGGCGGAAGCAAAAGCGAAAGCTGAGGCTAAGGCCGAGGCGGATGCCGCCGCCGAACGGGCGAAGCATCCCGAACTGCACGATCCGAACTACTCCGGAAAATTGACTGCCGATGCCGCGCTGGCGCGGCTGGAAAAGTTCGGCCCGGCGTCGCTCGCTACTGCGGAGAACAAGCCCGCCGCCGCGCCGCAAACCAAGGCGGCGAAGTAATGCGTTTCGAATCCGCCAAAATGATGCCTGCGCGCAGCAAGGGCGCCGGCACGCCGTCGGCGGATCAGTTGGCACAGATTCGCCCGTTCTGCCTCAACGACATGACGGCAGATCAACTATATACGCGTAGCTTCGTGCTCGCACACAACTGCATCGACCGCGATCAGGAAGTGTTCGACGAAGGGCTGCTCGCCGACTTTGCGAAGACGTTGCCCGGCAAGGGCATCTTCGTCAAGCATCCGATGAGTTGGGACGGCGATAGCGGGCCGGCGGAGGGCAAATGGTACGGCGCTTCGCTGCAAACCATATCGCTCGATGAAGCCAAGCAACTGCTGCGCGAACCGAGCCTGACGCTTCCGCCCGACCGCAGCATGGTGACGCTGCTGTGCGCGGATGGCTACTTCGCGAAGACCGAAGACAACGCCGACCTGCTGACGAAGATGGATGCCGGCATCGCAGGCGACGTATCCATCGGCTTCAGCGCGACGTCGCGCGTGCCGATCAAGGATGCGCAGGGCCGCGAACTGCAGGCATGCCGAATCATGGGCCCGGGAGAAGGCCTCGAAGGCTCCCTCGTTTGGCTTGGTGCGCAGCCCGGGGCGCGCGCGGTGAAGAACGCGAAAAAATCCACAATTCCACAAAGTGAGGTTTCGGAAATGGACGAGAAAGACTTCAAGGCAAAGCTCGACGAGGCCGATGCCAAACTGAAAGCAATGCAGCCCGATGCGGATTTCCGCACTGCGCTGAAAGCCGCGCTCGGCAAGGATCACGAATCGCTTGCCGATGATGCGAAGGCGCTCGCCGCGCATGTGCTGGCAGGCAAGTCTGCCAACTCGGCAATGGTCGACGAATTGATCGCGCGCGATCGTCAGGCCGGTGCGCTCGGCGACGGGCCGGAAGAAGTCGCCGCGGCGAAGTCCGCATATGCCGCGCTGCCGTTCGCGCAGCTCAAAACGCTGCATACGATCGCCTGCAAAAGGGATGCGACCGATACGCCGACCAAGGGCGCGATTCGCGGTGGCGACCCGAACGCGAATGGCGGCGAGAAGTCTGCGGCCCTGCCAACCGGCAGCCTGTTTTCCAACCCGCTGATTGGCTGAGGGAGTCAATACCATGATCCAGAATCGTACCCCCACCGGCCAGGAATGCGTTTCGCAGTTTGCGCATACCGCGGCGACCACGGCGCTCACGCCGATCGTCATCAACACGAAAGTGTGGATTCCGCTGAACACGGTCGCCGCCAATGCGCCGAATTCGTATTTGCGCTGGGCCGAAATCAGCGGCTACGCACAGGCAGCGGTCACCTTCGCTCCGGGCGACAAGATCTACTGGGATAACACGAATTCCGTGTTCACCAACGTCGCCAGCGGCAACACGCTTTGCGGCTATGCGACCGAACCGTCGGCCTCCGCCAGCGGCGTGGGCATCGTCGAATTCAGCACCTTCGCAGCCTAATCGGGGACAACGCATGAAATCCAATATCAAGTACGCCGCGCTGGCCCGGATGGATCAGGACCGCGCACAGCTCGCGCTGAAGCAGGCGATCGACCTCGAGCTGAAAAAGCAGGTCGTCGGCAACCTGTTCGAGCAGGAATACAAGTTTCTGCAGCGCGCGAAATCCGCGAACGATATGAGCATGTTGCCGAGCCTGTCGGCGACGGAAGAGCGGATGAAACGCTTCCTGCAGAACAACCTGCAGTTGCTGATGAGCGCGGAAGATCAGAAGGTGCTCGGCAACCGCGCGATGCTCGCGGGCGAAGAGATTTCCTTCGCCGCCGGCAAGGCGCTCTTCGGCGAAAAGTACAGCACGGCGAGCGATAACCCGATCCTTACCGATCTGGCCGCGCAGTTCGCCGCGTTCTACCACTCGAACATGCCGGACGTGGATATGGGGTGGATGGGTCTGTTCGACCTCGTCGACCTGCGCAATTCTCCGCACGATCATTTCGACATCGACGACACCAACGCGGGCATCACATTCACGCAAATCAAGCCCGGCGCGACGATCAAGAAGGTCACCGGCATTACCGAATCTCGCTCGCAATGCTACTACGTGACGTACGGCGCCGGCCTCGGCCTGCTCGACGACTGGATCACAAAGCAAATGTTCTGGCGCATCGACGAGGCTATCGCCGAGTTCCGCGCCAAGCATTTCGACCAACAGGCGGCCGTGCACTATTCGCTGTTCACCGCGCAGGGCGCCGGCATCGAAACCGCGTTCACCACGGACGATGCGACCACGCTCAACGCGGCTGCGTCGACCATCTTGCGCAATCTGCGCCAGATGGGCTATGGCGTCGGGCAGAACACGAATTTCAAGATCGTGTGCGCGCCGGAAAAGGTCGGCCGCATCCAGCGTCTGCTCATGGCGCAGCAGGGCTCGCAACTCGTCGCATTCGGCACGATGAAAGAGCCGATGGCGTACACGGTCGATGCGGTGATCGCCTCGACGCAGATTCCGGCGAACGATACGGGCTACTACCTGATTCTGCCGGGCAAGAAACTCAAGCGCGGCCTGTGGCAAGACCTTTCGGTAGAGCAGCAGCGCAACGCCGCGCAGCGCTCCACCGACTGGTATGCCAGCTCGCAGTACAACGCGATTCTGGGCGATGCCAATCAGGTGCGCCGCGTCAAGTACAGCTGATTCGGGAGTAGTGGGTCGGGACTAGCCGGGCGGTGCTCACTCATCGCCCGGCATTTTTTCAAATGGATGGTTAAACGTTTAAATGGCTGCGAAGGCAACAATTGCGGATGTGCAGAACGAGGGCTTTCAGAATGCCATGTTCGGCGCGCCTCCCGATTTCGCAGCCTCTGGCGGCGTGATCGATACGCTGCTCAAACGAGCGAGCAATTGGGCGGCGCAAAAAATCGGTACTGCCAACTATTCAAGCACCAACTCAGGCACCTATCTTTTCGACTGCTTGGTCAACGCCGAGATCGCGTACTGTTCGGAACGACTCTGGCGGCGCCGCGCGGCATTCATCGACGGGGCCGCATCGATTTCATTGGATGGTCGCGACCGCTCGGCCATGCTCAAGGAGGCCTATGCGCTTTCCGATGCGGCGGCGGACGACCGTACTTTCTGGATTGGCGAAGCCGGGCGCGTGCTCGGTCTCGATGTGCAAGACGATATCGCCGGCACCGGCATCTCCACCGGAATTGTGGAAACCGGCATGCTGCCGCAGACGGCGCGATCCGCCGTTAATTTTGGTGGTTCGCAATGATCGGCGTATCGACCAATGCCGCCGAGGTCGCGGCCACGCTGGAAGCACGCCGCGCGGCTCTTTCCGATGCGGTCGCGCAGGGCATGCGCTCTGCGCTGCTCAAGGTCGAGCAACTTGCAGTGCGCAATCTTTCTGGCGGTGGGGATCCGTGGACGTATCCGGTGCCGGTGCGCATGGGCAATTTGCGCCGCGCGCGGACGGTGCAGCAGCCGGAGCCCGGTATCGGCATCATCACCTTTCTCGCGCCCTACGCGACGGCGATCGAGACCGGCCAAAACATTACGCAATGGGCCGGCCGCGGTAAGACGAAGCTCGTGCAGAAGCCCGAGCGGCCGTTTGCGCAACGCGCCGTCGAAGAGGCAAAGCCGGAACAGTTCGTCATCAATGCCGTCGTATCGGTGGTGCAGGGCGGTGCGGTATGACGGCTCTGCGCGACTACCGCGACGCACTGGCCACGCTGCTGACGACGGAATCCGTATTCGTCGCGGCTGTCGCCGCACTGGTTGGTCAGCCCGTCGTGCAGTCGCTCAAGAGCAATCGTCCCATCGATCAGATTCCCTCGGGCATGTATCCGTGCTGGGTGCTCGAAACCGGAGACGATCGCACGGTGACGATCACGAACGATGCGCAGCAATTCCAAACAATCGGCCTGTCGCAACAATCCATTGTGAAGACGATGGAAATCGCACTCGTCTGGATGGATCAGGACCGCGACAACGCGGCGAATGCCCGCATTGATCTGCCGTGGCACCTGACGCAATTGCTGCTTCGCTATCCGCAGCCCGGCGGCTGCGAGCAGGCCATGGTGGAGGAATGCCAACCCGATCGCGGCGCGAACCATCCAAGCCAGATTTGGCGTGCGCGCATTTCCAGTGCGCATTGGATACCGAAGGATGGCTAGGTTCCACGTGAATCTATTTTTATACATTTGATTATCAGTAGGAGCACGCCCATGAAACTCGTTCGACTCCCCATCGACAACAAGGACGGCCTTGTGAAGCTTGGCCCCTTTCTCGCAGGCCGCATCTATGAAGTGCCGGACGATGTTGCGCCTCTGCTCGATCCGCGCCTGGCTCCGACTTCGATCGCGCTGAAGAATGGCGAACCGATCGAGTCGATCACGCCGACTGCCGCCGAACATCAAGAGGTGTTCGAACACTTGCGCAATCTGCCGAAGCCAAAGGCGGAAGACGCACCGAAGGCACCGGGCGATTCGGCGAAGGCGAATACCGCCGCGGCGAAGCCTGTGCCGAACGATTCCAACTGACCGGAGGCCACGATCATGTCACTTGCAAAAGGCATCAACACTGCTATCCAGGCGTGGCAGGAACAGGTTTTCGGTCAAGCGATTGCCGCGGCCGGCGTCGTCACCGGATCCATCGCCGCGACGACGTTGACCGTTACCGGCGTCACCAGCGGCACGCTCGGCCCCGGCCAGGTCATCAGCGGTACCGGCGTCACCGCCGGCACCACGATCACTGCGTTTGGCACCGGTACGGGCGGCGCGGGCACGTATACCGTGAGCGCCTCGCAGACGGTGGCAAGCACGACGATCACGGCGCAGTACCCGACGGAGAACATGTATTTCAAGCAGTTCACGCCGAGCGCTCAGATCGCGCAGATCATCGACCAAACGATGGCCGGCGGCTTGCGCGGCTTGCCGGCGGCAATCCAGGGCAATAAGGACGTGACGGGTCAGGTCAACTTTACCCTCGCGCCGCAATCGTGCGTGAAATATCTGGCCAATTTGATCGGCAATCCGACGATCACGAGCCTCGGAGGCGGACGCAATCAATTCGTATTCGGTGTGGCCGGATCCGGCGCTGCGGCATTGCCAATCGGTATGGGCTTCCAGGTCGATTATTCGAACGCACTGTCGATCCCGGGCCGCTTCCTGCGCTATTACGGGTCGCGGTTTAACAAGGGCAAATTCACGATGAAGCCGGATGGCTTGATCGATGCGACAGCCGATGTCGTCGGTTCGGATTTCGACTGGACGCAATCGGCCACTGTGAACGCGCTGCCTGCCGACTATGGGCATGCCGGCTTTTCGATGTTCACCGCGACCCTGCTCGAGGGCGGAAGCGCTTCGTCGGTCGTACAGCAGTTCGATCTCAACATCGATAACCAGCTTGATACGGGGCTGTACACGATCGGCGGCGGCGGCAAGCGCGGCGACTTGCCGGAAGGATTTTTCGTCGCCAATGGCATGCTCACGTTGCTCTTCAAAGACATGTCGGTGATGAACAAGGCGCTGGCGAACACGCAATCCTCGCTCTCGCTGACGCTGCAGAACGGATCAGGTGACGGATCCGCAGGCAATGAGTATTTGAATTTCAACCTCCCGAATCTGCTCTACAAATTGGCCGCGCCGCCGATCACGGGACCGAAGGGGATCGTGGCGAAGATCAACTACGAAACCAATCGGCCGGTGTCCGGAGAAACCGGATTTTCCGCGACGCTCAAAGCAGTTCGCGCGGTCGCATAAGGAATATTCATGGCATTCAAGCACGCGAAGAACAACATTGTTTTCTGGCCGGTCAAGCTCATCGAGCGCAATCCCGACGGCGGCGAACAGTCCGAGAAGGTTGTGTACATCCAGTACCGTATTTTCGGCCGCAGTGAGCGCAAAGAGCGCGAGCGTAAGACGCGCGCCGCACTGTCCGCATTGACAAGTGCGAAGCCGGGCGAGGAATTTGCCGCGGCGAATGTGGCAGTGGAAAAGCTCAAGGAAGAGGCAGATGCCGACGTGTGCAATCGTATTTGCGGATGGCGCGATCTCACCGATGCCGCCGGTCAGCCACTGCCATTCTCTGCGGAGGCACTCGCCGAGCTGCTCGAGGACGAGGCCCACTTCGATCGCATTGCCGCCGGGCTCAATGAGGCAAGCCGGGGTGCTCGCGCAAAAAACTCCTAGCCTGGGGTCGCTGGATAGCGGGCGCCCGGGCCGAGCACAACGGGGAACGGCTATGGGATATCGACGCCGCTTATCCCGACATCACTATCGAGTATTGCCGAAAGGCGTGCCGTGGGCAGTGCGACGCATGTCCCGCGCCGCCGCTGCTGCCCGACGCACAGCCGGCGGTCGCGGCGTACATGAAATGCGCAACGCAATGGCGCGTCGGGTTCAGCGGCCGGGTCGGACTCGACTATACCGCTTGCATGGGTGTACTCCGCCGCGGCCTCCGTCTTTGGCGCGAGCAATGGCCGGAATTCGCCGACCTCACCGCCGACGAATTGTTTGATGACTTGCAGGTAATCGAAAACGCCATGCTCGGCGCCGACAACGAGAAGCGCGAGCGGGACGAGGCCGAGGCTGATCGGAGGGATCATGGGTAGCGTCAGCGGCACGACGAATCTCGAAATCAAGCTCACCACAACCGGTGCCGAGCAGGCGGCGCAGGGCGTCGCTGTACCGACCCAAGAGTTGCAGAAGCTGCGCGAGGCCGCTCAGCAAACGCAGGCCGCTACGGAGAGCATGGCCTCGTCAATGGAAACCCTGAAGAAGATCGGCGAGGCGTGGGGCCTTGCTGAAATTCTCAAAGAGATCGGCGCAGCCTTTGGTGAAGCGAACGCCGAGGCGAATCGCCTCGTTACAACGCTGATCGCCGTTACGGGAAGTCTGCAGGCGGCCAAGGCGGCGTACGAAGACATTCACGAGGTAGTCCGGTCTTCCGGTCAGACGACCGACGATGTCACGCAATCGTGGATCCGCCTGCACAATATCGGAATTCAACCCACGGTTGAATTGCTGAAAGCGCTGTCGGGCGCTGCGCTCGTTACCGATCGCGACATCACTACCGTCACGAATGCCTTTGCAATGGCGGCGGAGGGCCACGCTCGCGGGCTCGCGCAACTTGGTATCGAGGCGAAGGACGTCGGCGACAAGGTATTGGTATCGTTCCAAGGCCAACAGCAGGTCATCGAAAAGACCAAGCAGGGCATTGAGGAATATATTCTTTCGATCGGCCAGACGCCGGCCGCGATCGATGCGATGAATGCCAAGCTCAATACCAGTGCCGGCGCCTGGGATCAGCTCAAGAAAGCCGCCGGCGATTTGTTCGAAACGTTGGGCGGTGGCGGTAGTGGCAAGGTGGGCTGGTTCACGTCGGCCGAGCAGGGAGCAACGAGCTTCATCGATAAGCTCAATGCGATCATTCAGCGATATGGCGTTCTAACCGGCGTGGGCGCGCTTCAGGCGTACACCAATGGACGTCTCGGTGAGTTCGAGGTACTTGCCGAAAGTGCGAAGCGCGCGAATGAAGAATTGGCCAAGCAGACGGGCCTCGTTGATCAACTGAAAAGCGAATGGGTGGATCTGTTCGCTCGCTTGAGTGGCTACAGCGGAACCACACAACAAGCATTGTCCGGTCTCGCTTCGCTATGGCAAGGATTGAAAAATATCCCGGCTCAGGTGGAAGCTGAGATCGCGAAGGAGAGTAAGAGCGCCGACGATTGGGCCAAGCAACTCGATAAGCATACGATCGCGCTCGGGCAGAATATGGAAGCCCAAGCGCGATATCGCACGACGGTGGGCGATCTCGCACATGCCAGCGACGAAGAAAAAGATAAGGTGCTCGAAGCAGCGCGCGCCTATGATGCGAAGACCGCATCGGTCAAGTCAGCGCATGAAGAAGAACAGCGTTACAAGGCGGGCAACGAAATCATCCAGCGTCTGCAAGATGAGATCGATGCGATCGGCCACACACAGGAATACACGAAATATTTGACCGAATTGCGCGAGGCTGAGACGCGTGCCGCGCAATCCCAGGTCGCGCAAATTCGCGAACTGGCTGCCGCGCGTTATGACGAAGCGCGCGCGAAGGCGGAAGCCGACCTGCTGACGAAGACGAACGAGTCGGATTCTCGATCGATCGACAAACAGATCGCAGACAACGAGCGCATCGTCAAGGCTTACCATGATACGGTGAGTGCGCTCAACCTCGTCGACGAAGCGCAAGCGAAGTATGAAAAGGGTGTGCAGGCTCTGCAGGATATGCTGAAGCTGCACCCCGAAATGCTGGATCAAATCACCGAGGCGGAAAAGCGACTGCTGCAGCAGCGCGACGATGCGATCACCGGCATGGACAAGTACCGCGAGGCTGAGCATCAGCTCCGCGATCAGATCGCTGGCGATCTATCGACCCAATTCGCTGACTTTATGGTCAACGGTTTTCAGGACGGGGGCAAGCGCATTCTCGACCTGCAAAAGAGTCTGGCCAAACAGCTCACCGAGTTTTGGTTGAAGGAAAAAATCATCATCCCGTTCGAGCAGCAGCTAAAAACAACGGGCGGCGGTGATGCAGGAGGCATGAGCAATCTGGGTACAGGCATTGCCGTCGGTGGCATGGTGGTCGGCGGTGCCGTCGGCGGCCAAGCGGGCGGTGCCATTTCCGGCGCGGCCAGCGGGTTTATGGTGGGCAATCAGATATATCCTGGTATCGGTGGAATTGTCGGTGCCGTTATCGGCGGCATTGCCGGCTGGCTCGGCAGCAGCGATAAAAAGCCGCAAATGAGTCTGTACGGTACGACGAACCATAGCGGCACGTTTACCGACAACTTGGGTACGTTCGGCCTCGATACCCGGGATATGAGCCAATCGTCGATTTCGCAATGGCTCGCCCAGCTCGAGCAGTTCGACAATGCGTTGGCGGCCCTGCTCCCGGCGGATCAAGTCGATCGGGTTACCGCATCCATTCACAAGATCAACAAAAGCTATACCGATGCGGACATCGATAAAGCGATGCGGGACCGACTCGATGCCGCTATCTCCGTGATCGCGCCGCAGTGGAAGGCCTTTATCGACAAGTTGTCGGGTGCGCAGCAGATGACCGCAGCGCTAGAAGGGTTGCTCAAACTTCAGGAGGAAATCAAGAATTTCAACGATGTTATCGTGCAACTGGCCGGCTCGCCGATCGATAAAATCGCAAATCAGATGGAGCAGCTCGATCGCGCCGTCAATGATGCGCAAGGGAAGCTCGATACTGCATTGAAGACACAGGATCCGACAGCGATCCTCTCTGCTGAGCAAACACTAAAGCAAGCAATTATCTCGCGCTATCAGCAAGAAATGCAGATGCTTGCCCAGGTGCAGCAAGCGATCTCACAACTTGAGGCGAGTTCCTATTCATTGAACTACTCGATCGCTTCGAAGATCGCATCGATCAATGGGGATTTCAGCGGCATGATCAACGAGTCTGCGGATCGCATGAGTCAGTTGCGCACGCAATACGAAGGTTCCGTTGACCCCGCCGAGCAGATAGGTCTGCTGAATGAATTCACGGGGGCACTTGACAACTGGTTGTCGTCGTCCATCCAAGCGGTGAATTCGGCCCTGCAATCGCAACTCGATGCACTCGATGCGCAGAAGCAGAGCATCAATGATGATCTGAATTCGCAGATTCAAGACATCGAGAACCAAAAGACTGCGGAGCAGCAACGGGCGCAAGCTTCTGCGCAGAATTCGCAGGCGTTGGCGGCCGCCGAACAGAGCGCACGCCAAGCGCAGATTTCGGATCTGCAAAAGCAACTTCAGCTCGCGAACCAGTGGGCAAGTGTGCTGGACAATGCGGAAAAAACAATCCAGTCGCTCACGACCAGCAGCAGCAATCCGCTCGGTCCGTATTCGCAACTCGACAATCTCGAATCGATCATCGCCAATCGTGTCTCCGCAGTGCGGAGCGAGTCGGGAGATCAGCAGGCAAAGGATGCCGCTCAATTGATCACAGACCTGCAGCAGCGCCTGCAGTTGATCCAAAGCGGAAATCTATACCAGCGGTCGAGCCCGGAATACCTCGAACAGTACAACCGCACTCTGGCACAACTTGCCGAGGTGCAGAGACTTTCTGGCACGAAGGCATCACAGGCCGACTTGCTGCAGATGCAGCTCGATGCCCTGCAGCGCATCAGCACTGCGATCTCCGGCGGTGGCGCGCAGACGAATGGACTTTTGAATACCCTCAACGCGCGGGAACAGGAGCTGAAAGACGAGGCGGCAAAGAAGCTCAGCGACATCAACAAGACGGAGGACGATCTTAAAAAGCAAGCGAAAGAACAGATCGACAAGCTCAACAAAGAGGCGCTCGAATACTACACATGGGTACGAGGCGAAGCACAGAAGGCCGAGCAGAAGCGGCATGATGAGTTGATTGCGCAATTGAAGGCGATCACGGGCGGTCTCGACCCGCAATCGTTTATCGCGCAGGAAACCGCCCGCGAAGTGGATCTGCTCAATTCGATCGACAAAAATTTGAAGGCATTCCTCGATTCCATTTCTTCGCAAACCGGTACCGGCAATACGGGGAAGGGCGGCGGCGGAGGTGGCGGGGGTGGTGGCGGCAGCAAAAATCCCAACGCCAACGCCGACGCAGCAATGATGAATACGCCGGTCAATATCCATGTGACGACCACGGTCAATGGCACCGGCATGGGATCGCAGGAAATCGCTGAGGCCGTGACCAACGGTTTGCAGGATGCGCTGCCGCGCGCCATTCCGTATCTCAAGCGTGAATTGAAGGTGGCATAGTGGCTGGCATCCTCCTCAGCAGCGAGTACCTCGCCTTCGCGAGCTTCACGTATTCCGCTACAACCTACTATGTCGGAACAGGAACCGAATATCGAAGCGGCAATTGGTACGACGGCGTTGTCGTATCCGCGCCGCAGCTGGCAATGACCTTTGGCGATGATCTCTCTCTGACTCGGGCCACGAATGTCGACCTGGAAATAGGCGACGGCGCAAGCGGCATCTATCGCGCATTGGCCACAAATAACATCCTCGCCGGGACGCAAGTTTCCATTTCGCTCGTAATGCGAAAGAAGTGGAGCGATGGAACCACGACGGAAAATGTATACACGCAGCAATTGACCGTTTGCGATGTGACGCTACAGCCGTCAAAAGTCATTCTGCATCTGCAGGACATCGAAGAGCAGAAATTGCAAACGCTGTATCCGCCGAACACATGGCAGGCAGCCGATTGGCCGGAGTTGTCCAGTGACGATGCGGGAAAGCCGATTTGCGAGGCCGTGGGCATGGCGCTCAAATTGCCCTGCGTGTTGCTGCAAAGCGATTCGTCGACCCCGCGCTACGTTTACGCCGCCACTAGTTCGGCGCCCAAAGATTATTCCGTTACCTCTATCAACTCTGGCGCAAAGCAGATAACCATCAATGCGACGCCGGCTTATCTGTACGTTGGACAGAAGATTTTCATCCGCGGAAGCACAGCGGCCGATGGCGTCTACACCATCGTCGCCTGGAACTTTGCCACGGTCATTACCGTCGCCGAGACTTTGCCCGCATCGACGGGCGGCACGGCGCGGATCAACCCGCACCCCGTCACCGTCTATCGAAATAAGCGCATTGTCTCCCCAAGCGAATATTCGGTGTTGCACGTCTACAATTGGGCGACGTTCACGAACCCAAATTTCGCTTCGGGAACGGCTACGTATCGCGTCGGAAATGCCGGTACCGGCGGTTCGGTTACTGCGACGACGAATAATTGCACCATCGTCGCAGTAAACGGCAGCAATTTTTCCTTCCTCGAAGTGCATGCTTTCGATTTCGGCGTGCGCGGTGTCTTGGGTGCCTATTACGCGCTGCGCATTGAAACCGGAGCGGGAGCGGATGTGCGCCTATTTATTGACAACGGCACGCAGATTCGCGTGCCGGCCAATACGATCAAGACCCTCATCCTTCCCGAAAATAGCTATGCCGATCCGTTCTTCAGCCTCACCACATGGAATTTTTCCGGCACGTGCGTCATCAAGAGCATTCGCATTGTCAATCTGACAGGCGCACTGTTGTCTTTTTCAAAGCCGCAAATCGATTTCAATGGCACGAACTATGTGATCGAAGCAGATTGCGCTGGTGTGGAGGTTCAGAACGCATCATCGGAAATCTATCGGCTGCTCACCAATGTGGGTGCCACCGCCGATACGACCAGCTTTAACGCGGCGGCGTCCGCTTCGTTCGCCCAAACTATCGATTGCGATTATGGCCGAAGTGGTCAACGACGAGTCGATGCGATCATTGATGACCTGCTTTATATCGCCCGCGGTGGCTTGTCGCGGAACGGCAGCGGTGCCTATACGATTTGGCAGGACAAAGCCGGATCCTCAGCGCTCACTCTTGACGAGTCGGTAGCCGATACCATCAACGTCTCCAAGTTCGAAATTCCGGCCCAGCCAATCAGTGTTGCTATTTCCTACGCACCGAGTAGCGCCGACGCATCGCAGATGCAGGTAAACCCCCTATCGCGTGGCGTCACCGGCGGCATACTGGGTGCGGATACGCCGCGCGAGCTTCGCTATCTGCGCGATGCCGTGACGGCGGACCAACTGATTTGCTATCGCGCCCTGCGCAGATGGCGGAGCCGAACGGCGACTGCCACGATTTACCAAACGCAGGTGAATTGCGGAGATATCATCACGGTGATAAGTCCGCGCAATTGGCCGGGCACCAAGTTGTTTACCGTGTGGGATGTCAGCCGCGTGAAGTCGGGGAACGCGTTATCGCTAAAAGAATATGATCCCGCAGTATACACGTATACTGCGGCCACTCTGCCGCCAACGGCTCCTACTGGCTATCAGCCAGACTACAGCTTCACGCCGCCGGCCGCACCGACGTCTGTTTCCATCACCGCTACGGTGGCCCGTGTCGACAATGATGGTACGACGAGCAGCTACGTCACCGTGCAGGCGTTGCCGCCTTCGGTGAACTGGCAACAGATATGGTTTGCTGCGGTTCACAACGTGACCGGAGAGATCACATTGGGGACTGGAACCGCCATCGGCGGCGGACTCTACGGCTGCACGATTGCACAACTCCGACCGGGAGAAGTTTACAAGCTGCAGTGCTATGCCGTGAACAACAACAATTTGCAGGGCATCGTTCAGTCAACCTTTGATTCGACGGCCATCGGGGGCGCTGCGGGATCAACAACATTTACGACGGCAGGACAAACCAATGTACCGGCGACCGTTGCCTCTATTGCAGCGACTCAGGGATCGGGCAAGATCGTCAACGTGGCATGGTCTGCTGTTGCGGGTGCGAATGTCGCGCAATACGTGGTCGAGCGTCAGGTGAACGGCGGCGCTTTCGCACAGGTATACAGCGGGCGCGCGACGGCCTATGTCGACACCAACGTCATTTATAGTTCGAACACGTACGTCTATCGCGTGCGTGCGCAGGATACCTATGGCAACTTCAGTGCAGCCTATGCGACGACATCGCCTGCGCTCACACTCACGAGCACGATATTTGGGGGCGCGACGAACAATGACATTGCCGCGACCACTGTCGCAACTGCAAATCGCACGAATACTTCAACAGCCTCAACGACCTATTCCGTGCCGGATTTGTCTTCTGGGTTCCCTTATACATCAACGTCAGTTACGCACAGCCTTGGGCGCAAGCCGATTCTCGGCGCGGTAACTTCAGGCTCCGGCAACGCGATCGTTTGGGCGACATCTGCCAGCACATCAACCATTGGCTTAGGCCTGACCAGTCTTGTGAACGAACCTATGATTAGCGGCATTTTCAACACGGAGAATGCGAACGTTCCTGCGTCGCCAGGCACTCATCAGCACCAAATAAAATTTACTTCCGCCAGTGGTACGGCAAGCGTGGATTATTGGTAATGGCTGTTCATCGACTCATTATTGATGCCGCAGGTGTTCACAAGGATGGGCTCCGGACGGACGACATCGAGATTGCCGAACGCTGGACGCAGGAGGCGGCGCAAAACTCCAAAGCGCGGGGCCATATCGTTGATCCGGTTGCGCTGCACTTTGAACCAATGCATGGCGATGTTCATGGCAATGACATCATCCATAGCCTCCATCGACTGCACGCCGAAGTTATACGCAATTCAAATGGCGAGATTGACGTGCGGGCGCTATACCACTATCCAGAGCGAGAGCATGATGATGCGAGCGGGCCACACCCAAGCAATCGTCTTCTGACAAAAAAACAATGGGTGAAGATCCCCCAAGTCGCGGCACGTAAGATCAAATTGCTGAGGTAATCATGACATTCGCTACGATATCATTCAACCTGGTTAATGCAGTCACGGCTTATGCGGGTTCGGCCGCCGCCGGATATCCGGCAACCAATGCACTTACGACCCAAACGAAAAAGTCGTGGCGTAGCACGGGAACTGCGAATGACTATATCGAACTGGATTTCGGATCAAACATTCAGGCGGCCGGTTATATGTGCTGCCTCAACGCGCACAACATCCCGCTCGCAAATATAAGTGTGCTGGCAGGGCCTTCAACTCCGCCGACCTTCTCGATACCTGCGCCCACTGGTGGAGGTGATAATGTCGGAAGATTCAAGGCGAGTTTGATATTTCCAGCGGGAACCGCATTTCGCTATTTGCGTATTGCTATTGCCGCGGGAAGTACGCTTAACGGGCTACCGTATTGGGAAATAGGCTCTGTTCTTCTGTTCGCAACTGTGTGGAACTTGGCCAAAGATCCTCTCTATGGAAATTCAGGAATCGATTCTGTATTTCCGCAATCGCGCATCGATCTCGATAATGGCGTCGTCGTACGCGACGACACCGGCCCTCCCTTTTCCCTGATCTCGTTGGATTTTTCAGCCGGTTCCGATATCCCAATTGAGGTCTATCCATCGATTGCGCGTTCCGGTCTTTCTTGGCTGGACCTCAACGATGCGAAGAACCCAGGGCGACAATGGCCAGTCCGTTATCATGAGCCGAAGTTGACGCGAAAACTTCAGGCCTACAACAGAGAAACGGAAACGATGGTCTTCAAAGAAGAGGTGTAAACCGCGCAGGACGACGGTAGTAACCGGTTGGCGTATCTAGTGCCCTCGGCGGCACTAGCCGCGAACCGGGGAGTGCCGCCATGCGGTTGATGCAACTTCTTATACTCTTGGCCTGTGTTCTGCTGCTCGGCGGCTGTGCCTCGCAGGCCGAGCGGCCCGATGCCAACTATACCGCGTACCTGCAACTGGTCGAAAAGCAGCAGGCCGAATCAGAGTTGCAGCGTCAAGCGTTTGCGACGATGGCGCAGCGCTGCACTTCGGATGCATGTGTTTCCCAAGTGGCCGCGATTGCCGCGCTGGCCGGCGCCAGCGGGCGAGGGCAAGCGCCGATTCAGCAATACGTCCCACGTGAAAGCACGGCGGCCAAGTTCGGGCTCGCCTTGGTTTCGCAGATCGCCCCTATCGCATCCGCGGCCGTCAGTTGGCACGCGACGAGCACGAGCCGCGACATATCCATGAAGCAATTCGACTTTCTGGGCGGCGCAGTACACGATCTCACCGCCGGCGCCACGGCACTCGGCACCGTGGCGGGCAGTATGACGCCGTCGATCAACGTCGGCAGAGACTATATTTCAGGCAGCGTGAGCATCGACGACGGCACGCATGTCGGTCGCGACCTTATTTCCGGAACACAGGACAACGGGCTGCATGTCGGCGGCGATTGGGTGGGCCACGACAAGATCGTGAATACGGGCGTATTCAACACCGGCACGATTGATCGATACCAGTCCGCCGGCCCGTACGACGATCACACTACGACGACGACGCTACCACCCACGCCGCCGACCGGGCCGACCACGCCGCCATCAACTGACCTCGTTCACTTTGGCCCGTCGCCATAGGGAGGTCAGCATGTTCGGTACCGTCGTACTGGCGTCGGTTGTTTGCATCATTGCTGGTGCCGCGATCTATGCGCTCATCTTTGCCGCCGATGAAATTCTGAAAACCTACCCCCTAGGCACTGCCGACTCGCCATCAGATGAGTCGGACGCATTCGGTGCCAAGTCATCGCCTGAAGGCGAGGGCGAAGCCGGCAACGCAGCGGAAGGCGTCGTGCCATGACTGCGGATTATTTCCTGACGGTCGGCATCGTACTTTGGGCGGCGGCCGTCGTGACCGGATGGCTGGGCTCGCGCGGCGCGCGGCAGCGGCATCGCCATCGTCACCGCAGCCATGCGGCGACGCGCATTCAACTCTTCATCAACCCTGTGGAGTAAGACCATGTACAAGACCGGCCAGATCGTTCTCGTCACTGCCCTCGCCATCGCCGCCAGCGGCGCGCCCGGCTTCACGGACGGCGCCATCACCATCGCCGCCGACAATGGCACCACCGTCGAACCCGTCGATGCCACGAGTGCGCGCGTCACGCTCGCCGCCGGTACGACGAAGATCACGGCGTCGGCCACCGCCGACGGCAATTCGATCAGTGGTTCGGCCTCCGCCGACGCCGGCGACGCCGCGACCGCGATCACGCTGACCGTCACTGCGGCCTAGCGTGATGCGGATTCCGCTGACCTACGATCAGCAGATACGGCTTGCGGGCAATTCGTACCTGCCGGATTGGGACTGGCTGCGCCTCAAGGCGCAGCTATTCCAAGAGAGTCAGCTCGACCCGAAAGCAGTCAGCCCGGTCGGCGCGAAGGGCATTGCCCAGTTCATGCCGGCGACGTGGGTCGATGTTTGCAATCGCATGGGATTCCCGCAATCAGCATCGCCATTTGATCCGGCGTTCGCCATTCCCGGCGCTGCTTGGTACATGGATACGCTGCGCAAGCAGTGGACCGCACCACGACCCGATCTCGAGCGCTGGCGCCTGACGTTGGCCACCTACAACACTGGCATGGGCAACATGCTCAAGGCGCAGAAAGCGGCCGACGGCGCGAATGACTTCGAAACGATCATGGCCTATCTGCCGGCGGTGACCGGGCCTGCAGGTTCGCTTGAGACTCGCACGTATGTCTCGCGCATCGAGAGTTACTACAGGCAGTTGCGTGCAGCCGAAGACAATACATGAGCCCTTATGACGAGCGCCACCGCAATGCTTGAAGAAATCCCCGGCGGCCCCACCGCCCCGACAACTTGGCTCGGCGTGGCGTTCGGGGCGGTGGCCGCCGCAGGCGGCGCTATTTTGTGGCTGCGGAAATTCCTATCGGGTGACGCGGTCGATCGTGCCGCGAACGAGGCGCAGACCCAGATCATCGAAATGCAGCGCGCGCAGATCGAAAAGGAAAGCGCTCGAGCAGACAAAGCCGAGGCGGCGCTTGCGAGTGCGCTGGAGCAAATGAGCGGCCTGCGCAAGCAGATTTATGCTTTGCAAGAACAAGTTAGCAAGTTGCAGTTGCAAGTCGATCAGATCGGCGGCCCGCACACATGACGGCGCGAGAGTGGTATCGCATCCATGAAGGATGGATCGCGACGCTGCTTCTCTGCGGATGCATATTCGTGCTCGGGGCCCTATTCGGCGATATTGCGGCGAGTGTGCGCGACAGCCTACATATTGCAGCTCTCGAGCATGCGCACGGCGAGACAATCAAGGCAAAGGATGATTTGATCGGCAAGCTCGGCGGCGCAACTGCAGCGGCGAGCGCAGCCGCAGCGCAGGCGACCGATCAGGCGACGCAGGCGGTCGATGAAGCGAAAACCGCCGCAGCAAAGTCTGCCCAGGCAGCACAGACCGCGCAGGCGGCCGCCGTACATGCGAAGGCCGCGACGGCCGACGCAAAGGCATTGAAATCCACCGTGGCCGGTGCGATGCGCGCGGCGACGCAGGAACGCAAGCCATGATTCAGTTTTCCCGCCGAGGTTCGCCTGGGATAAGCCGTATAAGAGCTGCGCGCTGCCGTACGGCCGGCGGGAAATTTCTCTGCGCCGCAAGTATGTTGCTGATGGCGCTCGCTTGTCTGGCATCGTGCGCGGGGGTGCCTCATTGCGGAGCGATCTGTTTTGAGGGATGCCCGCCCATGACAGCATGGGACGGCGACCCCGATACGCTCAAGCAAACTCTCATCGGTTGGGGCGACCAATACCAGCAATGTGAAGCCCGTCGGCGTACATGCGCACTCTGTCTTGAGCGGCCAGCGGCGAGGCACCGATGAATCTATTCTCTGCAGCGTTCGACAAGCTTGCCGGAGCCAGCGGCGCAACATGGCTCGCGGCACTCCCGTGGGCGCTCGCCCTTTGGGGGGCGTCGCTCGGCGTAGCCAGCGCGTGGGGCTGGCATGAGGGCAGCGTGCGCACAGAATCGAAATGGGAGGCACGCAAGGCCGAGGCGGAGGGCGCGGCCGCCCAAATCTTCGCCAATCAAATCAAGCAAGCCGCGTCGACGAGCCTGGCCATCATCACCAAGTCGCAGGAATTCGTTTCTCAACTCAAAATATCCACGATGCAGCAAAAGGTAATTGTGGAAAAGGTATCATCCGATGCGCATGCCGATTCAAAACTTGTTGCTTGCATCGTGCCTGATTCTGTGCGCGAGCTGCGCCGCAGACAGGTGGAAGAGTCCACCTCCATCTCCGCCCAAGATCGTCCAATGTGATGTGGAGGTCATGCGGCCTTGCGATCCACTTGTCGCCGATGCCGGCGACAGCGCCGCGGATGCCCTGACCGCTGACGCGGAAAACAATGGCCGAACGATTGCATGCCAGATTGCTCAACGCGCGCTCGCCGCTTGCTTGTGTGAGCTTGAACGCAAAGGTGTACTTGAACCGGTGCCTGGGCAGCAATCGGTGTGCCGCAAATAGGATCGCCTCGCGGCGATACTCCGCTACTTCTTTTTTGACGGGGTAGGGGGATTCCGCGGCGGCGGAGTCTTTGACGGCGGCCGACCGGGTGGCCGCTTGATCTGTTCGATTTGCTCGGCTAGGCGCTTGGCGTGGCCGAGTATTCGGCCTAGGCGATTCATAGATCGCTCTTCGCTTTTTGGCTCATCTCTACGGCTTGTCGTTTCGCAGCCGTGATGGATACGAGATGTATCCCCATTTCGTTGATCGAGCCGTCGAATTTCTCAATGCTCAGCAGCAAATCGCCGCGATGCCATTGCGCATTAAAGTTTTCATACTTGACGCCCATACGCGACTCGACTTGTCCGTGGCCGATATCAGTGGGCTTGCCGAATTTTTCGCTGAGCCCAACCATGACCGCATCATATTTTTCAGGCGAAAGTTTTGCCACGTCGATCGCTACGACTGTGTCCGCGCGAAGGGTATAAGAAATTCTGGCCGTGTCGCCGGCGTACGAATCACTGCCTGCCTTTCGATAGCAGATCCTCGCATCCTTGCCCATATTGTTAGCGGCGAAGCAATCCAGGTCAGCCGGAAAAGCGCTCTTCAACTCGCCATATGTGGTGCCGATTTTAATCCCTTTGATATTCAAGTCTTCCGCGGCGAGAATTCTTTGCGGGAGCGTAAGAAAAAGAACGAAGATAAATATACTTTTCCACATTGCGCTACTCGCCCGTCAGGAATGAAATTGCTCCGGCGCGCTTCGCATCCGACATCTTTCGAAGGGCAGCAAGCACGCGCCTCTCATCGTCATCGATGAGATGGTGGGGTGCTCCGGTGTCGGCGATCGATTTGCCATTGGCGCCGCAGATTAGATAGTCCAGGCTGACACGCAAACGGCTCCGGAGTTCCGGAAGCAGGTCAAACTTAGGTTGATCTATTCCGCTTTCCCAGCGCGAAACCGCTCCCTTACTCACCCCTAACGCGTCCCCGAGACGTTGCTGCGTCATGCCTATCGCCTGCCGGGCAACGCGGAGTCGCGAGCCGAAGGTGTCCATGCGCGCAGAGTAACGCATTACGAAACCCCAAAGTTTCGTAGTACTTGACTTTTGAGTTTCGTTTTCCGAAACTATGCTCATGTCAAAGCACAAGCCCAACCCCATACGGCTCGCGCGGCAGCGAACCAATCGGACCCAGCAAGACTTGGGTAATGCGATCGGCGTCACAAAAGCAACAATTTCGCGCTGGGAAACCAATACGGACCTCCCAGACCCCGCGAACGCTAAGCGTCTGATTGAGCAATTGCCGGGGCTCACCTTCGATCAGATCTATGCGAGGGCCGCCTAAATGCGCCTGATCGCCTATATCCGCGTCTCGACCGAAGAGCAGGCAGGGCAGGGGCATTCGATCGAACATCAGCAGACCCGTGTGCGTGACTACTGCGCGTTGTACGGGCATGAACTCGTCGACGTGATTGTCGACGAGGGCGTCTCCGCTTCGCTTCCCCTGGCGAAGCGGCAGGGTGGCGCAGCGCTTCAGCAAGCGCTGCGTCTTGGCAGGGCGTCGGGCGTCGTTGTGGTACGGCTTGACCGGCTGTTCCGCAACGCGCTCGACGGCCTGCGCTTTTTCGAAGAAGAACTCGTTGCCTGTGACGCCTGCGTGCACAGCGTGACCGAGGTGCTGGATACCTCCACGCCGTCCGGCTGGTTGGGGCTCATCATGCAATTGGCCACTGCCGACTATGCACGCCGGCTTGATGTACAGCGCGGCCGCGAAACCAATCGCGCATTGCGTGAGCAGGGCAGGGTATTCGGCGTGGTGCCATTCGGCTGCATCGCCGAGGGCGGTGAGGCATATATCGATCGTGTTGACGGTCGTGACCGCATGCGCGGTGCCTACCTGTTCCGTGACCCGAACAGTTGGGGAATGCGCGAGTGGATCGTGCGGCAGCGCGAAAGTGGCATCTCCTATTCGCGCATCCGCGAGAACTTGCGTCTGAACGGCACGCCGAGCCCGACGGGCGAACGGTACTGGTCGAAATCCACGCTGAAAAACATCTGCGAAACCCATGACAGCCTTGCCCATTTGCCGATGGCAGAGAAGGGTAGTGCTGCAATTTCCACTTTTCCAGAAATTCAGGTTTCAGCCAATGCGAAACATTGAAGAGCAAGACGAGTTGACTCGCAGTGAAGCGGCCTACGTGTTGGCACAGAACGGGCTGCATCTTGACGAACAAAACTTTGTGAATGGCAAGTTCGGCTTTAGCGCGTGGACGGGCTTGGGTTCGTGGAAAGACCGCGTGGCGAACTGCCTGACGATGTACGAGAAGTTTCTCGATGCGAAGGGGAAAGCGGCATGAGTCAGTACACCGACAAGCAAATGCAGATCGCGAAATCGCCGCGCGCCGAATTGCGTTGCGCGCAGGCCGAATTCCGTGCAACGAAGCATTCACGGCTCGATCAGTTCGAGCAAAAAACAGATCGCGCAGAACTGATGCTGCGGCGGCTCGCTCCAGTTCTGCGCGAATTGGTGGCCGTGGTTGTGTATGGGCTAATTGGTACCGCCATCGGTGTCATCTATGCCCTTTGGCTCAAGGGATATTGATCATGAGCAACGTTCGCTCAATCCCCACACCGGCAAAGAATTCCGCAACGCGCGAAGCCGTGGCATTGCTGGAAACCAAGCTCGCGCTGCTTACGCTTCTTCCGATCGCGAGCGCTTGGAAGAACTTCGCGGATATGACGATAGAGCAGCGCCTTTCTGATTACACGTTTCGATTGGGCTATCTCACGCACGGTCTCGAAGAAATGAGTCGACGCTTGCAGATTTATGAAAAGGCCACGTCCCCGCCGCCGACTACTCCGGCCGCCACAGTTAAGGAGCCAGATCGTGCGTGAATCGCGTCCGAACGTTTTGCTCCATCACATCATCATGGCGGTGAAGAACTCCGCGCTGACATTTCGCAGTTATGCGACACATGTGCGTGATGAATACGATGCGCGGACGCCGGTGGCGACGCGTGGCATTCACTTCCGCACGACGCGCGATCCGTACAGCGACGAGAAGTTGAACGCGCAGACATTGCAGCGTTTGCTGGATGATCCGGCGAAGCTGCCTTGCGAGATCGAGGAAGCGCTCGTGCTCGCATTGCCAGAGCCATTTCAAAGCGAATGCCGGCGGGAGCTGGCCGCGCGAATGGGCGAACTCGCCGCGCCAATGCCGCGCGAAGGGCATGGTGCGGCCGTCGCCGACGCCGCGGCGCTGATGCGCGAGACCGGCGAGGCCCTGGCTTTGCTTGCACCCGCTTTCGATGGAAATTCGATTCTGCCGCATCAGCGTGCCTCAGCGAAGCGCGCACTCGGCGAACTCGACGACGTGCTGAGCACGACCGTCGCGATCAAAACCCGTCTGACCGAGGCACTCGGCGACGGTTCTCCCGTTGTCTCACTCACTCCAAAGGCAGGCTGATATGAAAGTCGAACTTGGGCAACATATGAAAAATCTCTCCTTCACGAAATTCTTTCTCATCGCCGTATTCGGTGGCGTGCTGACGCTGTTCGGCGCCGCTCTGGGATTGAGCCGCATTGCCCACGCCGAAGCGAAGCAGTTCGCGGAGTTGCAGGCGGCGCAACAGCATCAAATCGCGCAGGCAGTGACATTGCCGCCACAGCTATCGGTCAACTGTCATCTTCAGCGAGATGCTGTGTTTGCGCAGGGTCGATGCGCCACGTCGTACACATTGGCTGCGCGCTCTATCGTGATCATCATCGCGAGTTTCGATTCTGATTCGCCGCTAGTCCCCGTTCCGTTGACGACGCTCGGCAACCCTATGACGACCGTCGAGACAGGAAATCCGTATGTGACGGGCACGGTGACGTGGTCGGATATTTGGATCACCACGCCTGAATCCATCTACACGATCGTGACACTCACCAATTTGAGCGAAGTCGAGCAAGTGGGTACTGCATCCGTGCGTGCGTTGATGGTACTCCCACAAACGACAACGCCTGCGGCGACAACCGCAGGCGTCAAATAGCCGAAAACCCGTGAGGAAAACGACTATGTTCATAAGTATACAGGACGTTGGGGCCGCGGCAAGTGGCCCCAAGGGGGCGCGATGACCGATACGATCACGCAGCAGCAGTCCGACGAACTGCAGGCGCTCGCGAGCCAGATTTGTGTCTCATGCGAGGCGAATGCCATCGCGTTCAACGCGATGATGAGCGCGCGTGCGGCGTTCGAATTGTCAACCGCAGATTTCGATAATCTGTGCCAACAACTCTACGCAATGCTGACCGCGTATGGCGTCACGCCGAGCACGTTTGCGCTGGGTAACTATTCTTTCGCACCGAACGATGCATCCAAACGATTCATAGTAACCCCATCGCCTTCGCTCGCCTCGACATTGCCGCCGGTGGCGCCATGAACACCGCTCAGGTGTTCGATCTCGGCGGCCGGAAAATACGCCTTGTGCCTCTTGACGCCGCTGTGGCGGATTGGCTCGGGCACATTCGTTTGCGCGGCGCATCGCGCAATACGGTTAGGGCGTATGCCGTCGATCTGCAGAGCGCGATTGACTATTTCACCGAAGAGCGCATCAGTGTCGTTGCCCTCATCGGTGAAAGTGCAGTCGAGCGTTGGCTCGCCAGGCTATCGAGGGAAGGGCTTTCCCCACGTTCTCAAGCGCGCAAGCTCTGCGCATTGAAAGGCTTCCTCAAGCACGCAGTGCGTGAGCACTGGATGGAGCATGACCCGGCGCGCGATATTCAAGTGCGCTTCCGTCCGCGGCAAGTGATCGCCCCAGAAATGGATGCGTTGATGCGCATGCTCGATGCGATTCCGCGCGGAAGTGGTTCGACGCGGATCGATACACGCGACTACACACTGTTGCGGCTGGTACTCGATACGGGCATTCGGGTGCATGAAGTGCTTGGGCTCGATATTCCGGGTGCGTCTCGCTATACCGTAGACCTCAAACGGCTTGAGGTGCGAGTGCTCGGCAAAGGTGAGCAGGAAGGTACTGTGCCATTCAACGATGCCACCGGCCGCGCCCTCGAGCGATGGCTGCAAGTCCGGCATGCGGAGCCGGGCTGCACCGCATTGTTCGTGAGCAATCGCGGTCAGCGCATGACGCGACAAGCCGTGCATTGCGTTATCCGGCAACGCGGTGCCCGGGTGGGATTACCGCGCATGCATCTGCACCTACTACGCCACCGGCGTATAGGCGACATCACCGAACGGCTCGGGCTCAAGGTCGCGCAAGGCATCGCGCGCCATGCCAGCCCAGCTACCACTGCCGCCGTGTACGGCGCGCACGCCCTCAACGTGGTGCATCGCGCAGTCCGCGAACGCGCCGACCTCGACCAAATCGGAGCCATGACATGAAACAGATGACCAAGAAACAACGTGCCGAACGTCAAGCCAGAGCCCTCAAGAAAGCCCGCGCAAAACGCGCTTATCTTTCGATCAGCAAAGGCACCGCGCGACGCATCAAGAAGACAATCCACGATTCATTGCAGCGCTCAATTGAGGGACCGGATATTGCGCCGGAAGCGATCGGTGCTGAACTCGATCGGATGGCGCAGAAGGCTCACGAAATCATCACTGGCTTCAAGAAGGATCTGCCCGCCCAGCCATGTGCGCAGGATTTTCTCGAGCAAGCCGCCTACGGCATCGTCGCTCAAGGCCGCGTGCGTGACCAGCCCGGCGGTGAGCGCAGCATGGCGCGAACTGTCGAAGCGTTCAACGTGCTGACGGGCAATCTCATCAGCGAGCGCGATGGCTGGCTGTTCATGGCCGTGCTCAATGCTGCGCGCGCAACGGCCGGCGCCCATTCTCCAGGCGACTATCAGAAGGGCTCCGCTTATTTCGCGCTGGCTGGCGAATGCGCGGCGCGCAAGGAGGCATCTAAGAAGGGAGGCTTCAATGAAGATTGAACTCGATGGCGGCGCGCTGCATGACACGCTGCGTGCCGCGATTTATAAGCCTCGCTCTACGCTCCCCATCCTCAGCTTCGCGCTGCTTGATGCGGCTGGCGAACGTGTGCGCATCACAACAACTGACACAGAAGCGTACTTCATCGCCGATTTGCCTGCGAAGGTGCCGGCAAACGGACGCATCTGCGTCAACATCGAACTGCTTCGCGCCGCGGCACGCGAGGGCAGATTGGCACTACTGCACAACGATGACAGCGGCATCATGCAGGCGGCGCCGAAGGGCGGATCGAAGTTGCGGCTACCCGTACTCGATGCCGATGATTTCCCCGAGCCGGATCACGGTAATTGGAAGCCGCTCGACGTCGATGGCGCTGAACTCGCCACCGCGCTGCGGTTGGTCGGCTACGCCGCAGGACACAACAACGCCTACGCCTTTGCGAACTTGGTCGCTCTTGTTCCCGGCGCCGTGGCGGCGACGGACACCCATCGAGCAGCGAAGTACACGATCGCCTACAACGGCCCACAGATTGCTATACCGGAGGGCCAGATAGATTCCGTGCTCGCCCAACTCGGGCCGGATGCAAAGCTTTCGTACACGTCGAATGCGGCAGGGCAGGCCACAATGCTGCGGGTCGAGAATGGCGAGCGGACATTGATTGTGCGGCTGATCGCCGCAGAACTGCCGCAATACGAAAATGTGTTCACCGGCATCGATCAACGTGATCGACGTGCGTTGTTTGATCGAGTCAAACTACTGCAAGCGGTGAAGCAATTCATGCCCTTCACTGCCGTGGAAGGCATACCAAAGGCATCATTCAAGGGCGCCTATTTGGACGTCCAAGCGGGCGGGGCGAAACTCGAAATTTTCGAGAATGAAGAAAATTGCTCGTGGGCGCTGAGCAAGCACGACGGCGATATTCGGTTCTCTCTCTCGATGCATTACCTCGCTGATGTGCTTTCCGTCATCGACACGGAAAGGGTGTGGATCGGCCATGTAAAGATTGCCGACCAATTCGATCGGCTAACCATTGAACCGGATATTCCGGGCGCCGAAGTTTTGCCGCACGCTCACATCATCGTTGGGATGACGCTATGACAATTTCCACAGGCGTGACCTCGCTGACCCCGCAATGCGCAGACGCGCTTACCGAACTCAAGAAGGGGCCGCGCACCACACTGCAGCTAATGCGATCTACCGGATCGCTCCGTCCCGCGACGCTCGTTCATGTGCTGCGCATCGCTGGCTATCGCATCCTTACCGAGATCGTCAAGAAGCCAACCCGACACAAGCGGGATGCGCATGTCGCATTGTATACATTGCAAAAGCCGCGACGGAATATACGCTCCGCGAAGCCAAGGAGGGTTGCGCAATGACTCAGGTCTATTTCACTCCGCATGAAATTGAAATGGCGGCGTTCTATGCCGAGCGCGGCAAGCCATTCAATCCGATGGCGCTGGTGGCCAGCATAGATCAAACAAGGGCGCAGCATCAAATTGAACTCTTAGATGCTAATTTCGAGATAGATAGGCTGCAGGACGCTGTTGAAGAGGTGCAATCCGAATGGCTTCTTACCAAGAGAGAAATCTTGGCCGACGCGAAAGCAAAAATCAGGGAGCTTGAAACAGTAATTCACGAACTCCAGGAAGGCTGAGCGCAATGATTCGTACTTGCCCCCGCTGTAGCTTCCCCACAAGCGCGAGCGAATGCTGCGGCATCATTCTTTCTCAACGCGTGCGCTGGCGCATGACTAAGCTCCTGATCCGTCGTGTGCATGCCATCGTCGCGAAGAAGGGTCTTGACGAAGAGATCTATCGCTTGCGACTCGGCGCCGTCGGCGTCGAGTCCAGCAAAGATTTCACTCGCGAGCAGTATCACGCTTTCATGCGCGCTCTGGCCATGCTGCCTGATGCACCGCGTCGCGCGCCGATTCCCGCGAGGGAGGCGGCGTGAGCGCCATTGTCCTTCCTGAGTTTCTGCTCGAGCCACTTCGCCGGGAAGTGCTCGACACGATCAACCATCGAGCGCCAGATCGAATTATCGGAAGCGCCGGCGATCCTTACATGTATCGCTGGCACCTGATTGAATGGAATCGCGACGGCAACGCATATGCGCATCGGTTTTTTCGATCTGACGACGATCGCGCGCATCACGATCATCCATGGGAGAGTTGCTCGATCGTCTTGGCCGGCCGCTATATCGAGCATTCGATCGCTGCCGGCGGCATTCACCGCCGCGTAATGCGCATCGCCGGCGATGTGATCTACCGCGGGGCGCACGAGGCGCATCGGATCGAAATTATCGCCGGTGAACTGGCCCCCGTGACTCTATTTCTCACCGGTGCTGTTATTCGCGAGTGGGGCTTCCATTGTCCTGATCGCGGCTGGGTGCACTGGCGGGAATTCACGAACCCTGCCGATGGCGGCGCTACGATTGGGAGAGGCTGCGATGCCGCGTAAATCTAAGATGGTAGCCAGCAATCCGGGCTATGACGCGCTCTGGCTTTGGTTCGGCCTCTCCTATGCTTCTTGGCTCACATTACCGCGCGCGCTGATGCATGCGATGCCGGACAAATGGCAGGCCGACATGGCGAGGCTGCTTACCGAATTCTACGAGGAATTCGACCCGGCTGACGACTTGGATTATTTCGTTCAAGCAAAGCGCAATGGCCGATACGTGCCGCTGCCAGACTGGACTTCGCGCGCTTTCTATCGGCACCCCGATCAGCGAGTCATTGACTCGCTTCGTCGCCGGCAAGGGGTGTGAGGGGTGAAATATCTCTCTGTCTGTTCTGGCATTGAAGCCGCAAGTGCGGCCTGGCATTCGCTCGGCTGGAATCCTTTTGCTTTTAGCGAAATCGAGCCATTCCCTTGCGCAGTGCTCGCCCATCGCTATCCGGACGTGTCCAACTTCGGCGATATGAATCGCTTCAAGGAATGGCCTAATGCAACTCTCGATCTTCTCGTCGGCGGAACCCCATGCCAATCGTTTTCTATTGCTGGAATGCGAAAGGGCTTGGACGATCCGCGTGGCAACCTCATGCTCACCTACCTTGCAATTGCTCAGCGATATCGCCCCCGCTGGCTGGTATGGGAGAACGTCCCCGGCGTTCTGTCGTCAAACGGAGGGCGCGATTTTGGAACCCTACTCGGGGGCATGGCCGAACTCGGGTATGGGTTCGCCTACCGCGTTCTTGACGCTCAGTACGTGCGAGTGGACAGCCATGCCAGAGCAGTTCCCCAGCGACGCCGGCGTGTGTTCGTTGTCGGACATTTTGGAGACTGGCGACGTGCCGCAGCGGTACTTTTTGAGCGCGAAAGCCTGTCAGGGAATCCTGCGCCGAGCCGCGAAGCGAGGCAAGACATTGCCGGCACCCTTACATGCAGCACTTTTACAGGTAGCGCGGGCGGGGGAGACGGAAAAGATGGCGGCCTAATTCCATCAGTCAGTCGAGCGCTAACAACTTCGAACCAGCGCCTCGATGCTGAACTGGAAACACTCCTCGTCGCACATGCGTTGCCTGCAGAAGCATTTGACGCCAGCGAGGATGGAACCGGCCGCGGGACGCCGATTATTCCAGTGCACGCGATACAGGCCGGCGCTCTCCGCGAGAATACTCTCAGCGGCCCAAATGGTGTTGGCGTGCAAGAGGGTATTGCATATACGCTGGAAGCGCGCGCCGAAGTACAGGCGGTGGCCTTCGATTGTAAGGCATCCGGCCAATATGGCTTCGGAGTTGGTGAGGTCGCACCGACCTTACGCACTATGGGCCATGTAAATACAAGGCAAACCGGGGGCGGCCAGATCGCGGTAGCGTTCTCAGAAAATATCCGCGGTGAATTTGTAGAGAGTGAGATTTCGCGCGCATTGCAAACGAGCGGTGGTAAGCCCGGCCAAGGCTATGTCGGCGTTCGCAGCGGCATGCAAGTTCGTCGTCTCACGCCGCGCGAATGCGAACGGCTGCAGGGCTATGCTGACGACTACACGCTAATCCCAATCGGAAAACCTGGGAAATTTGCCGCCGATGGAGTGCGCTATCGAGCGCTCGGCAATTCGATGGCCGTCAATGTCATGCGCTGGATCGGTCAGCGAATTTCCATGGTTGATTCAATTTCGTGCAAGGCATTGGAGCTGGCATGATGCGCTCGAGGATGACATCCAGCCGCTTTCCTCAGTTGTTCAAGATCGACGCCGCAATAGATAGCTGTCGTCGACAGGTCAGAATGGCCGAGCATTTCGCGGATAGCGGTAATCGGGCAGCCGCCATTCAACAGCGCGGTCGCGAAGCTGGCACGCAGCATATGAGGATAAAGTCCGGTCCATGGCCGCGCCTTGTGCCCACTGCGCAGCACACCGAACCCAGCGCCAATGCCGGCCGCCGCCCGAAGGCAGCGCGAGATGATCTCCCATACGCTTTGCGCTTTAAGTGGTTTGCCGCTACGGCCGACAAACACACGCCTACAGCGGCTCATGCCAGCGGCGCTGCGGCGCTGCCTGTAGACGTCGATCATGGCCAGTGTTTCTGCTGTCGCCGGCACGTAGCGGCTCTTGCCGAATTTGCCATTCTGAATGTACAGCCAACCGTCCGGAAGCACATCCCCGAGCTCGAGCGCGGCCAATTCGCCAGCGCGCAGGCCGCTTTCATAAAGCACACGGATCATCAGAAGGTCGCGCAGCCCGATCAATGTCGTCGGGTCCGGGACCGCCATGGCGCGGCCGATTTGATCGTCAGTCAGGTATCGCGGCAACCTAGCCGTGGTACGGCGCTGTCGCGGGAGCTTGGCGATCTCTTGGGACGCCTCGATCGCGCCAAGCACGTGCTGGTAGCGAAGCCAAGCGCGCAACGCACGCAGCTCGACATTGATCGTCGACTGCCCGACACGACTGCGGCGCTCGTACAGCCAAGCGCGCAATCGATCATTGTCGACATGGAGCGGGGCGCCACCGGCGGCGAACCAGCGGCGCAGCGCGCCAAGGTAGAGGCGTCTCGTATTTACCGATTTTCCGCAACTCGACATGTACATGTCGAACCGCGCCAGTTGTGCCTCGATGTCCGGATCTCGTCGGATATGCGGGATTGGTTTAATTTGACAATAAGTTCGTGGTATCACGGTTTCGCGGTTTTTTCTTTTCCATCAAACCGCGCAAGTATTTGATTATATTGATATTTTGCCGAAATCCGGTATTATTTTACATAATATACATTCACGCTAAGAAAGGTAGTCGCCGAGACGGCCAACTGTCGGTGTTCGCTTAACCGTGTCATTGGCTCGTTAACCCTGTCATGCGCGCTTACTGCGTCATTTTATCGGTGATGGCCGTGGTCGAAGTCCCCTATCAGTTCGTGCGTCTTCAATCCATCT